CCTTCTACTGCCATAATTGCCCGATGTAAAGTTGTATCCGAAACTAAAGAAATTCGCTGAAGCGGAGTCCGAAAAATTGTACACCGTTCCGTCTGTGGTGTCAGGGCATTTTGAAATATGAAAAACGCTTACTGCGTTACCTGCTCCTAAATCACTGAAAATTGTAGGCGTTGGTAATTCATTAGAAACTCCGTCAAAGTCCAACGCCAAACGCCCGCCCTCCTTTACAAGCTGTCCGCCCGTGTAGATAGTTGGTTGCTTGGTTGAGTTCGTTTGCTCTGCATCGTTACCGCTTCCCGTGCCGCCCGTCTGACTCTGATCATGCCAGACTTGGACTGTACACGTCGTACCCGTGCAAAAAGTCGTTATGGCTGATTCATCGATTTCTTCGCCTACGAATCCAATCGCTTGCGTAGTGCCGTCGGAAGCTCTGCGAATAGTCATACAAGCCCCTGAATAATTCCCGTTCAATCTACGCGTGCCATATGCGGCGGCGGCTCCGCTTCCGTAACTCTCGTTCAATAGCCCCGTGAACGATGGGGCGGCGGCTACCTCTTCCCACGTTTGAAGCAACGTGAACGGCGGCGTTCCGTATGTATTGCCGTCGCGGAATCCTTCGAACGTGGCAACCGTATCGGCGTAAGCGGTATCATCGGCAAACGTATGAATCAAAGTGTAGTCACCGATTACGTCTGCATCTGTAATGAATCCGGCTTTATGGTAAATCTTCCGCACGATTACTTTGCCCGCTGCTGGCGTATCGCTTTCGGGATCGATGAAAACGCCGTCGCCTTCCGACTTGACAGAATACGCACGTTCTGCAAATATCGTGGGCATAACCTTGCCGGTTTCTACTTCGTCCTCAAAGCGGTTGGTGTAGCTATCCTGAGACGTGAAAGCGTTTGTAGCGCTGTTGTATATAAGCGCTTGATTACCTGCCGGCGTGCCAACTATCGAAACGTCGCTTAAGTCGCTTAAATCGGTCGGTATCGTATTCAGTTCGGTTTGTAAACCCGTAACGCTGTTAATGGGAATGTGTATTTCGTCTTGGTCAATCGTAACCCATTCGCCTTGCTGGTATGCAATTAGTTGCCCGTCGCTAGGCGTGCCCGTATCAACGTCGTTCAAATCATCAAAGTTCAATATAACCGTGCCCGTCAGGCCGTTTACGCTGTCGACTAAGCCGCCCGCGTCATCCGCCGGTACCCAGTTGCCCGTTGCAGCGTCGTAACTCAATATTTGATTATCCGTAACGCCTGCAACATCGACGTTGTAAAGATCGCCAAGCATTGCGCCCGTTACCGGCGTGCCTTGCGCTATTTCCACATCATCGCGCTTTATACGAAACGTAAAGGTGAGGGATTGACCGTAACGCCGTGGTGCATCAATTACGTCAATATCGACATCATTGAACTGCACGCTTTCCACGTTTACAGCGTTGTAAGTGCCGCTTACGCGATCCAAAGCGCCGCGCACCTTGTCGCCTAAATCTGCCGCGCCATTGTACGTATCGGCATAACACAGAAACTCAAAGCGTACCTCATCGAGCTTACTCGGTCCGTCGTGCGTATCTTCAGGCGCTACGCTTTGCAGCTGGTAAACGATCAGAGGTAACGCGGTCTCCTGCTCTGCTACTTCCGGAAATATTTTAGTGCCAACAATCGCAGTTACTTCCGCGTTCGTGCTTAGTATTCCATATACTGCTTTTCCTGCGTTCATTTTTTCGTTGTTTTTGCTTTTGCCTTTACCGCTTTATCGATCGCGTTTTTNTACTTCTTAATCATAAGTTGCTCGGCGGCGTTGCGCTTGTTCTTTATAGANCGTGCAAATACGCCTTTATTTCTTCCNACGCCGAAACTCTGATCGCCGCCCTCGACAATATTTGCAAACCAGCCATCCGATCGCAATGGCATTTTTTTACCTACTCGCGGCCCCACCCAATACGCATTTTGCTGCTTGTCAATTAACCAAACGCGTACCGACCGGTTCAGCGTACCAATTGGAATATCTAACGGCTTCGCTTTGCCCCTGCGAATGCGTACCACATCGTCAGCGTCTTGGATATTTCTAACCATCTCATCCTTAAACAACTTACCTGCGGCTCTGTGAATTCGGCGCTGTACGTTTTTTTGGTTTATCTCTTTGCGCATTGCTTCAAACTGTTGCAATAGCGGTTTGATATCTGCGCCAATGCCTTCGAAACCTATACCGCCGCCTTTACCCTCAAGTGACCCCTGTGCCATGTGTTCCAGTTATTTCGCAAAGCAATATCAATTGGTCGTTACGTCCTACCTCCTCGATGCCTTGAATGGTGTATGTATTCGAGTTATAAATTACTCGGTCCGCTGGGTTAATCGCTCGGCTGTCGGTGCTGCTTCGAATCTTAAAGCGCAGACGCTGCACCGGCATATCTTGATTGCCTGTGATATTTTCGTCCATGCTGATCCCCGTTTTCATAAGCTCCGCCCATACAGTTATGTACGTTGCCCAATTTAACTGACGTTCGCCATATGTGTTTGTTGTGGTGGTGTATCTCTGTACTTCCACGCGCCGATCACTTAGCCCTATCCTCATACTGAAGTAATTACGCGGTAAGGATTTAGGATTGCATAAAGTCCAATTGGCAACATGGTTAAAAGCGATCCGGAAATAATGGGCTGCCTTTGTTCGTAAAGGTGTGCGACCATCCAGCGAATAGCAGTAATAAACGGCTGCGGTATATCGGCTTCCGCGTACCCTACGTTCATATTAATTTGCACAGCGTTGAAAGTGTCGTCGTAAAGATCCGGCACATTGTCAAACGTCATGCGTGTCGCTTTTGTTTTTATGTCGAACCAATATTTCGCCGTTGGTAGCGTAGCGGTTTGGTTTGCCGTGTCTGTATAGGTCACGGAAGCAATNGANTTAACTGGGCCAATTGGAAAACGGACGTTATAAAAATAATCCATATATCCCACGGCGCTCACGTCGCCCAGTCGCGTGTTGCAGTAGTCTTCNATCCATGCAATTGCNGCATCTCTGTAGGCTTCAATTAACGTGTCTTCGTCTGTATGGTCAACGCGCAAATGCTCTTTAAGCTGTGCCACGGTGATAATGCTATTCAGGTCGGGCGTGCCTGTTATTTCTACGGTCATCATGTCGCTAAAATACGGACAAAAAAAAGAGGGACCGAAGCCCCTCTTTCTTGTTAAACTATACTCGAACAAATTATGAGAGCTTTACCGCTCGGCTCAATGCGCCGCCTTGGCGGATACCAAAGTCAAAGAATCGGTTTACGTGCAAAGCAATCTGTGCAGTTGACGCGTTAGAATATTGATCAATTAATATGTCAATGCCTCCAAAATACGCGAGCAAACCGCCCTGTGCAAAGTTTCCAAAAATCATTCTTCCACCTGTTCCGGTTGCGTCAAGCGTATCATTTACCAAGTAAGGTGTAGCAACTGCGTTGTACATATTAAACTGGCCGTTCTCCCAAAGTGCATTGACGTCTGCAACCTGTGCCAATGACTTAGAAAGCAAGTAAGCCTGTGGGCTCATAACGTACGAAGCGCCTCCGAGGTTTCCACCTGCTGCAAGTACTGCGGCTTCCATTGCGTTTGCTACTGTCGAGGACAAAGCAACGTCACCAGTGTTGTAAATATCTACGTCAGACGATGCCATAATAGCGTCGAATGCGTAATCATCTACAAATGCATTCATAGCGGCGGCCAACTCGTTTGCAATTAATGTATCAACTTCAGCACCTCCCTGCAAAATTAATTGTTTGCTGTACTTGGTGTTTGCTGCTACACGTGTAGGAGTCAATGACAATTCATCCATCTCCATTCCTGAAGCTGCATCGGCTGAAACTTCTGTTTCTCCTGTACCTGCGGCCTTCGCGCTCACGCGTGGAAACTGCAAGTTACCTGTAGCGTTTCGAATTACAGTTGTGCCGAGTCCTTCGAGTACCGTTGGCGCTCGCAATGCTTCGATTGCAGCAGGTACCACAGTTGGAACGAATCCAGAACCGTCGCCGCTTCCTGCTTGGAAGTCGTCAGCACCTCCAGCACGCAAAGCGATTGAAGGAATTGCAATCTGTCCAGCCATCTGCAAGCCCTGTGAACGTGCTTCTTTGGTTGCCTCACTTGCCCATTCTGCTTCTGCACCTTCCAAGTTTCGACCGTTTGCAACTGCAGCCACTGCACGGCTTAGGGAAAAAGAACCGTTTACGCGCTCAACTTCGCGCTGCTCTGATGCGCCCGCGCTTCCTGTTTGCGCCATGCGTGCTACCATTTCCTGTTCACGCGTTTTGTGCTTGATCTTCACGTCCAAATCTTGGATCATGTTATCGAGCTTGTCACATCGCTCTTGCTCTGCTTCAGTTAATACGCGGCCTTCTGAGTCCGCCTTTTGGCCTACTGCTACGAATTCCTCGTAATGCGCAGAACGCTGGCCTTTTAAATCGTTTAAAGTCATATTTGAAAAATTATTTCGTGGTTGTGGCGTAAAGTTACGCTCTTCGGTTTTTATATTTTCAGGTTCTGCGCGCTCCTCCGTTTCTGGTTCTGCTGCTACCTGTTCGCTTTTCAATTCCTCCACTTCCTGCGCCGCCGCTGCCATGTTTCGCGCTGCTACCGTTGTGCTTGGTGATGCTGGGTAGGTTACTGCCGACGTATCAAGCAAACGCCCGATTTTTGTAATCGTTCGCGTGCTGCGGTCTTCGCTCCATTCGTCATTGTCAATGGTAAAGGCAAACGAACTTTGCGTGATGTCGCCGCGCTTAATCAGCTTGTAAAGATCGCGCCCGTCTTGCGTGTCAGCAAGTGCGGCCCTGTACTTTAAACCGGTTTCGTCAACGCTCAATTCTAAGGTGCCGTTCGTCGTTCGTGCTANTGGTGCGCCGGTATGGTTTAGCAAGAATCTAACATCGTCCTGCATAACNTCGTCAAACGCGCCGCGTGCTACNGACTCTTTGAAATATCCTAAATCATATTCNACGTCGAAATTGCTGGCATAGCCTTCNACTACTAGCGAGTCATCGCCAGCGGCTCGAACTTCTGCCGTTCTTAATTCGACGTTTTCGCCGTATTGGTTGCGCAGTTCTTCCGTGCGCTTATCTTCTTTATTCTCCATTACTTTCTGTTTCTGATACTTTATCTGAATACGCGCCAAGCCTATCCAAAGCGATCGAATTTATTTGAACCGTGTGCGTATTTCCGCCATCGGTATCGTTCATGCCTTCCTTTTCGCGTACTTCGTTAATACTTAACACGCCGTTATTTAGCATCTTGGTGTAAAAATCTGCGCGGCTTTGCATATCGCCACGGTACAAATCGTTCAGATTAAACTTGCTGTAAATCTGTGGGCGCTCCCGCGATTGGATCAACTTGCGGTCAATTTCTTGTTCGATGCGCTTCGCCCATGGTGCAATCGTGTGCCGTGCGAATTGCAGATTCTGCTGCTCTACGTTGTTATAAGTCGTTTGGCTTTCGAGCTGTACCAACGTAGGCGGCACGCTAAAAATGCGGCAAATTTCTTCGGCTTGGAATTTACGCGTTTCGATNAATTGCGCCTCGTCCGGCGTAATCGTAATGCGCGAATATTTAAAGCCAAACGGNAGCAACTTCGTGCCGGCTTGCTGTGCGGCCTTGTTCCAACTGCCCTGTATAATATCCATCTGCTCCTTTTTCAAAGGCTGATCGCTCGATAGTATACCCGTCATTTGGCCGCCGCTTCCGAAATACTCCGCGCCAAAATCNTCGGCTGCTTTGGCTAAACCTAGATTTTCGCGATGCAAACGAATTGGTGATTTCCTTTGNAGGTTGCAAATTTCTAGCATATTCTCGGCCTGAACTATGCCCACGTTGCGCACGCTATACACTAATTGCCCGTTCACGTTCTTGCGATCTACGTCGTAAAAGTCTAAGCATATTAGGCTGGTAACNTATCCGCGCGTATCGCGTTCAATAAGTGCGTAACCTACGCCGTTNAATATGGCGTTGCTGATTACCGTCTCCCAGAAATCGAAAGCCGTTTGGTACTCGTTNGGCTTGTATTTGATAACGTCGTAAGCTGGGTGAACGTTTGCCGGCTCAATTTCGCGGCCTATGCGCTCATATATCTCTAAATCTAAGCTGGCGAGCGTACTGGCAATTTTGTANACACAGGCGTAAACGGTNGAAATCGTGAGCGCCGTATTTTCATTNATATTGGCTCCGCTTACGGTCGTGCCGTAAATACCTAAGTCAGCCGCTAAGGTTTGTGAATCGAATTTGCCCACGCGGTACCGAAAGAGCGCGTTAAATCTGTCGCGAAGTGTTGCCATATGGGTTGCAATTTACTAAAGGGAAATTATATCGAAATTCTGTTCTATCTCTTGCGGCGTTTTCATGTGTTCGCCGATGCCCATGACCATTGCAACGATTGGATCAATTTTACCGCCGCTTTTTTGCTTGTCGGCTTTGATATTTCCGGCCGGATCCATTTTTAATTCGACGTTTCCAAGCGCCCAACGTAGTACCGGATCGCCGTCATGCCATATTTTTCCCGTTCTTGTAAGGACTTCGAGCTGTTTCGTGGGGCTTGACATACTTACAAAACCTTGACCGAACGGCGTTAACGGCACCCCGTCATCAACCAAATCTATGGCGATTTGCGTGCTGTTATAGCGGTCGAATGCGATTTTTTGCACCTCAAAACGATGCATTAGGCTGGAATTTTCTATTACTTGGCCTTCTGGCCGGTTCATTACGCCGCTTACGAGCCTGCGAATACTGGCGTAATCGGTGACATTTCCGTCTGTAATATAGACGTTTGGAAGATCCAAAAAAGTGCGGTAAATATGCGAAGGATCGCGGTCTAAAGTAGCTTCTACCGTGTCTTTTGGTAGCCAATAATAGCCGCGAACGTGATAACCGCCGTTTTCAGGGTACACCATTACTAGCGCCGTCATATCCGAAACGCTGGCAAGGTCCAAACCGCCAAAGCACGCGCGCCCTTCTAAATCGGTTTCGCGCTTGTTTTGCATCCAAATTTCGTCCTGTATCCACGTTTTCGACGCGGTAACCCATTGGTTTAGGTGCTTTGTTTTAAATTCTACCTCTCGCGATCCGCCTAAATTAATTGCCTGCTGCAATTGGCTGTCCAGCTGTTGCGGCCTCAGCGCCGTACCTAAAGACGGGTTTGCTTTTATCCATGTGCTGGAATCGGTCCAGTCATCGTCTTCATCCAGCTCATAAATAACAGCGAATTGCGCATCGTCTTGCTTTACTCCGTCGAGGATTTCCTTGCACGTTTTTTGCATTTCGTAGCATGGCGATTCGCGGTTAAAGCCTGCCGTCGTAATTGTCAAATGTAACGGGTTACGGCGTGCCTGCATACCGGATCGCAAAACGTTAGCAACGCCATCGGTTGCGTGCGCGTGGTATTCGTCGATGCCTGCAAAATGTATATTTAGACCGTCGAGCGTATCGCGGTCGCTGCTTAGGTACGTACACCGCGCCGAAAGCGTGGGCGCTTTTATGTCGTGTTTTCCGGCTTTCAGGTGTTTTCTGAGCGCCGGCGAGATTGAAACCATCCTTTGCGCTTCGTCGAATCCGATTTTTGCCTGATCTTTCTTGGTTGCTGCAAAATAAACCTCAGCAGCTTTTTCCTGATCAAAGAAAAGAGCAGCGAGCGCAGCGCCCGCCATGAGAGTCGTTTTACCATTCTTGCGAGCAACCGTAATATAAGCATAGTTAAAGCGTCTTGTGTTATCCTCACGAAACCACCCGTAAAGATTCCACAATATAAACTTTTGCCAAGGAAGGGGATCGAACGGCTGGCCGTCCCACTCTCCGACGGTGTGACGAATAGCGCGCTGAAAAAATTGAATGTAGGCCGCTGCCGTCTTTGGTCTAAACTCTAAGCCGCGTTCCTCGGCTGTGTCTAAATCGGTGAGATACCGCTGGCACGCTTTTATCGTGTATTTGCTTGCCGGCTGTGTTCCGTGGACTACATCAAGCGCGTACCTATGCGCCTCGCTTTCATGCATCTTTAAACTTCAGCAGGTTTTCTAGCTCGTCATCTATTTCTACATCGACTTCGATACGCTTTCGCGCTGCTGGAGTCATCCCCAACTCTTTAAGCACAACCAAATACTTCGATCGCGATTCTACAAGCATCTGATGTTCGGGCCGGTGCTTCGTCATCGTGCCGCCGTCGCGGTTATGGAATTCGTAGGTGTAGCCTTTTTCATCGATAATCTCCTGAAGCTCGCGTACCTCGACCGTTAAGCATGCCGCCATCTTTAGCAGGTCTTCGTCAAGCTCTGCGATGTGTCGCGCGCTGCGCAAACTTTTTTTTATACGCTCGTATTCTATCTTTTGCTTTGCTGTTAGTTCGTCCATGCTTCA